TTCAGAAGATGGAAGTTATGATCTGCTTCCCTTCTTCTGGATGCCAGAAAAGAACATTCGCAAGCGCGAGTTGCGCGACGGGATGCCATATCGGACCTGGGCCGATCAAGGATTCTTAGAACTGACTCCGGGCGACGTCATCGACTACCGCGAAGTTAAAGCCCGCATCGAGTGGGGCGCGCGAATGTTCGACTTGCAAGAGATTTGCTTCGATCCCTGGAACTCAAGACAGATCACGGTTCCATTGATTGAAGACGGTTACAAATGCGTTGAGATCCGCCAAGGGTATGCAACGCTTTCCGAGCCGTCAAAGAAATTGCTCGAGTTGGTCGCGTCGGGGAAGGTCCGGCATGGGGCACATCCTGTCCTCAGGTGGAACGCCTCATGCGTTTCCGGCAAAGAGGCCAACGACAACCTGATGTTTGCGAAACCTGAACGGTCAAAGGACAGCGCCAGGATTGACGGGATTTCGGCGACAGTGAACGCTTTGACGCGCGCTATCGCCAATAGCAGTACCAAGCCAGAAATTTGGACGATGCAATAAAACAGGAGAAAACATGGCAACCAGAATTTCAGCAACTTCGCCGGATCAGGGAACAAACGTCGCGCTGATTGATTCCGTGGATGGCGTCACGGTAGTTTCTGCCGATGGCGCGAGTCCGAAAGAAGGACTTGTCTTTATCACTAAAGGGAGTGCCGCGGCAATCACCCTGGCAACTCCAACCGCCGGCCTTCCCGCCGCGGGCGGCGACGACGGCAAGGTCCTGACGATCGTCTCAACCACAGCCTTTGCCCACACCGTGACCACGGCACAGAACAAGATTGCTGACGGCTCAACGACCACGAAGGATACGCTTACCTTCGCGGCTCATGCCGGATCCTGCGCGAAGCTCGTCGCCTACAACGCGCTTTGGTATCTGCTCATTGGCTCGACCGTGGCACCGGCTGTCGCTACCGAAGTGTAATGAAGCTTAACTGGACGGATGCGCCAGGTCTGATTGGCTTGGCGCTGATCGTTTCTGGAGTTGCCCACTTTAGCGGAGCCCTGGCACTAATCACGCTGGGCTCTGCTGGCGTCTTCTACTCCTATCGCGTGGGGAAATGAGGTTGCCATGTATATCTACTTTTCACTGCTAGTCGCCGTTCGCGGGTTGCTGGTTTTCTTGCTGCGCTTCTCCAGTGCGGCTTTCGGGATTCTGAAATAAATGGGATTGTTTCGAGAACTGCGCAGTTCGCTAGAAAATCCGCAGACGCCTCTGTCCTATCCTGCCGAGTGGTTGCTCGACATTTTCAATGGCGGCAGGACGGATTCAGGCATTCGCGTTTCGGAGATGACTGCGCTCCAAGTTGCCGACGTCAACGCCTGTTGCCGAGTCCTCGGGGATGCGGTTGGTTCGCTTCCGGTATACGTCAAAGAACGCGAGATCACAGACGAAGGCCGAGTTAAGAACCGGGTCGCGCATGAGCATTACCTGTACGACATTCTGGCTTCATCTCCCAACCCGGAGATGACTTCATTCACCTTGCGGAAGACGGCGCAGATTCATGCCCTCTTGTGGGGCAATGCTTATGTGGAGATCCAGCGGGACGCGAGTTACCGAGTAGTCGCCTTATGGCCAAGGAATCCGGCCAGGTGCCGACCGCGGCGGGCAAGCGCGCGTTTTCGAGTGGGCCCGGATTACGTTGAAGCCGGCGAGCTCTATTACACGACAACCGAAGGGATAGAGTTCACCGACCTCAACCCTGAAGCTCCAGAGCAAGCCGAAGGTCCGGAGCGGTCGATCATCAAGGAAAACATGGTTCACGTTCCCGGCCTCGCGCTAGACGGGAGACTCGGACAATCAACCGTTTGGCTGGCGCGACAGGTCATCGGATTGGCCCTCGCGACGGAGAAATTCGGGGCGAAGTTCTTTGGCAATGGTGCCAGGCCGAGCGGGATCCTGACTTACCCGGGAAAACTGAAGCAGGAAGATCGGGAGCAACTCAAGAAATCCTGGCAGGAAGCGCAAGGCGGGGAAAATGCTGGCCGTGTAGCGGTCCTCGAAAATCAGATGACCTGGACAGAGACCTCAACCAAGCCGAATGACGGGCAATTCCTTGAGACGCGGCAGTTTCAGCGCGGGCAACTCTGCGCAGTGTTCGGTGTTCCGCCTCACATGATTGGCGATACCGAGCACCAAAACCGAGCAAATACCGAGCAAATCGGGATCGAATTCGTCACATTCACGCTCAATCCCTGGCTAAAGAGTTGGGAACAACAGTGGCAAATGAAGCTATTCCCTTCAGTTGGGAGATCAGCGAACAAATATTTTGCCACCTTCGACACTTCCACGATGACCATGCCGGACGCGGCTAGCCGCAAGGCTTTCAACGATTCCGGCAAGCAGTGGGGTTGGCTCTCGACCAATGATATTCGAGAGCGCGAAGGCTTGAATCCTGTTGATGATCCGGACGCGGATGCTTTGTGGATGCCGGTCAACATGCAGAAGCTAGGAGCGGACGTTTCGCCGGAAGATTTAGCAGCGCGCGCCTTGAGGCATCAGCTTGCGCTTCCGCAAGCAACGTTATCGCCAGAAGAAATCAAAAAGCTAGTCGCAGACGAAGTTGCAAACACGGCACGGCAATTGGTGGAGGCCTAACAATGAACAGGGAATTTCGCATCATCCGCGGCGCGATGCGTGCCAAACAAGAGAAGCCAGGAATCGAAGGCTACGCCGCAATGTTCAATGAGCAGTACGACAATGGCTGGTTCATCGAGACCATCAAGCCCGGTGCCTTCACTCGAGCCCTGAAAGAAAAGCAGGACGTCAGAGCCTTGATGAACCACGACCCGAATTTGGTTCTCGGGCGCACGGCGAGCGGAACGCTTTCGATGCGGGAAGACAAAACCGGCCTCTATTTCGACTGCGATCTTCCCGACACGCAAACCGGACGCGACTTGCATACCCTGATACAGCGCGGCGACATCGACGGATGCTCTTTCGGCTTCCGGGTAATGAAGCAATCCTGGCGCGAAGAGAAAGACGCGAAGAGTGGGAAGGTTGTTCAGTATCGAGAAATTGAAGACTTGGATTTATATGACGTTGGTCCGGTGACCTTCCCAGCTTATCCGCAAACCTCAGTCGATGCCAGGTCACTGTGGCCGGATGGAGTGCCTCAGGAAATCGCCGAACACATTGCGGAGTTCCGAGGCAAAACGAAGAAAGTCGGCGGTCAGGAGTTAGGGCCGGGATCGTTCGCTTACGTGGGCGATGAAAGCGATACATCGACCTGGAAACTGCCCATTCACGATGCCAACCACGTTCGCAACGCGCTCGCCCGATTCAACCAGACCAAGGGCATTCCGGATAGCGAGAGATCCAAGGTCCTCGCCAGGATCAAAGCGGCGGCGAAGAAATTCGGGATCAAGGTTTCAGAGGACAACTCGGCGAAGTGGGGTTACGCCGCGGGAGAGTTGAGAGATTTGAACGACGACGAAGGCGTTTCAGATAACGACGAGTGCATGTGCGATTGCGAGCAGTGTATGTCAGGTGATTGCACGCAATGTTCAGCCGATCCGGCGTGCGGACACGGCGAGGACAACGTAGTCGAAGAGAACGCCTGGAAACAAAGCGCTGAGATGCGACTACGTCTCGCGATGGCCTAAGCCCAAAAACAAGTTTGCTTCAAGCACACGGCCCAACTACGGACCGGCCGCATAAGTGTGCATTGAGGAAAGCGACCTTGCTCCGCATCCGTGCCGAGCATTCGACGGCTCGCAATTCAAATCAGAGGGAATATTTTATGTCTTTCAGCAAAGCGAAAGAATTGCAGGAGAAACGTCAGAAGTTGCACGCGGATGCGACGGAGCTTCTAAAGAAAGCTCCCATGTCCGCCGAAGATCGCACGAAGTTCGACGGCATGATGGCAGAGATGGAAACCCTCAAGGGCGACATCGATCGCATTCAGCGCGCCGAAGCGATGGAAGCGGAGTTCTCGACAACCGAACACCGCGAAGTCACTCAACCCGGAAACCAGCCAACTGAACAGCAACAGAATGAGCAGCGAGCAAAAGCCGAGCGCACAGCCCTGCGGCGTTTCTTGATCGGCGGCGAAAACGCCCTGCGTCCGGAAGATCGTGCAGTTATGCGCCGAGCGAATGATAGCGTCCATCCGGAACTGCGCGACATGGGAACCGGCGGCGGCAACGCTCTGCAAGGCTCTGGCGGAGGCTACTTCGTCCCTGTGGGCTTTGTGAACAACGTCGAATCCGCCATGAAGTGGTACGGCGGAATGATCGAGGTTGCAAGCATCATTGAAACGGCAACCGGTCAGCCCTTGCCCCATCCGACCGACAACGACACCTCGAACGTTGGTGAGATCATCACCGAAGGTTCGCAGGTCAACACCCAGGATGTGACTCTCTCAACCTTGACGTTGAATGCGTTCAAGTATTCAACCAAGATGGTCAAGGTCTCGATTGAAATGCTGCAAGACTCTGCATTCGACATCGATACCTGGCTCGCAAACAAGTTCGGCATTCGTCTTGGCCGGATCACGAACACCCACTTCACGACTGGCGCCGGAACCACGCTTCCTTTCGGAATCGTCACTCAGGCTGTGGCTGGTCCGACCGCGGTCGGCGCGTCCGGCAACACCGGAGGTTCTGACTCCGCAACCAACACCATCGGCTCAACGGATTTGTTTGAGCTTGAGCACTCCGTTGACAAGGCCTATCGCCGCGGCGCGAAGTACATGATGCACGACACAACCTTGAAGACCATCAAGGAAGTGCTCGACAAGTACGGTCGTCCGCTGTGGAAACCGGGCTTGAACGCTGCGGATCCCGACACCATCAACGGCTACGCCTATGTCATCAACAACGACATGGCCGTGCCCGCGGCTGGCGCGAAGACCGTTCTCTTCGGCGCGCTCGACAAGTACATCATCCGCCGGGTGAAAGAGCTTTCAGTCCTGCGGTTAACTGAGCGCTTCGCCGACTACGGCCAAGTGGCTTTCCTGGGCTTCGCTCGGTATGACGGTAACCTGCTGGATGCCGGAACGCATCCTGTAAAGTACCTCATCCAGCACACCTAAACCCTCCCCCTTCCACTGAGGGCTGGCGAATAACCAGCCCTCGTTTTTATGGCAGACACAACAGCAAATCTAGGTCTCAAAAAAATCCCGACAAGTTGTCCCGACTACCATCCCGGCGGATGGATGGATTGGGTCAATCAAAACCTAGACACCGCCGACGAAGCTATTCATAACGCAATCGGTGGAGTAGGGATGCAGGGCCCTGCCGGACCGCAAGGTCCCAAGGGTGACAAAGGCGATAAAGGCGACCCCGGAGACACCGGCCCCCAAGGACTTCAGGGCGCAACCGGTTCACAGGGGCCCAAAGGGGACACAGGCGACACCGGTCCTCAGGGAACGCAAGGCATGCAAGGTCCCCAAGGGTTGCAAGGTGCTACCGGAGCAACGGGAGCGAAGGGTGACACTGGCGCGACAGGTCCTCAAGGCCCTCAGGGGATACAAGGAGCAACGGGAGCCACAGGGCCGCAAGGTGCAACAGGACCACAGGGGCCAGCAGGCAGTGACGCAAGTATCCCGAGCGGCTTGATTGCAATGTGGGCGGGCCTGCTTTCGGCGATTCCGTCAGGCTGGCATCTTTGCGACGGGCAATTGGGAACGCCTGATCTTCGCTCGAAGTTCATTAAGGGCTCGGCGGCTGGCATCGATCCTGGGACGACTGGCGGCGGGACATACACGCCTGCAGGAACCGTCTCCGCACCAAGTTTCACCGGAACGCAAGCAACGCTGACAGGTTCGGTTTCTGCTCCTACATTCACAGGCAGTCAAGGAACCACGTCGGCGGTAAGCGCCGGGACGCCATCCGGCACCAACAGCGCGCCGACATTCACAGGGAACGCAGTTGTAGCGGCTTCGACCAACAGCGGCACAAAGCTAGTAACCGGGAACACTAGCACAGGCGTTTCGCCGGTCACGACGGCAACCGGAACCGTATCAGCACCGACCTTCACCGGTTCGGCGATGGGTACGCATACTCACACGTTGACGCCCGCGGGAACAAATTCCGCGCCCACGTTGACCATGAATGCTTACACGCCAGCAGGAACGATTGGGACGCCGACATTTACCGGAACTCAGGCCAGTCCCGAGCCTGCTTATTACTCGCTGGCTTTCATCATGAAACTTTAGCGCACTCATTTCTCGCCGAAAGGGGGAAATGGGAGTTGCCAGAGCCGAATGCTTTCCTGGCGAGAGCATTCGAGTCGGGGCAAATGAAGACGTTAATCGCGATTCTCGGATGCCATTCGAGGGCCGAGTACAGACAGGCGCAGCGGGAAACATGGATTCCGCAGATCCCAAGTCACGTTGATTGGAGATTCTTTTTAGGCGAGCCCAAAGCGGACGGCAACTTTGACGAAGTATTTCTCGAGTGTCCGGACGACTACAACAGCCTGAGCAAGAAAACTCGGGCGGTAATTATCTGGGCCATCGGTCACGGATATGACCGGATATTCAAGTGCGACGACGATACTTATGTACGGCCAAAGCTACTGCTTGAGAGCGGATTTGAGAAGCACCGCTATTACGGCTGGACAGAAGGCAGGTTGCTGCCTTGGCCGACCGAAGGTCAATCAAACGTAGTGCATTTCCAGTGGGCGCAGGGCGGCGCAGGTTATTGGATCGATCGCGAGTGTTCGCTACTGCTGGCGAAGCACATGTTTGACCGCGATCAGTGCGAGGACGCGGCAGTCGGGCGCACGCTTTACAGTTTCGGGATCCATCCAGTACATGACGCTCGTTACTGGCCGGAAGCGTTTCCGAATCACAGAGAAAAGCCTGAACCGTACATCACGCTCCACAAGTGCAACCCGCAACAGATGAGAGAAGTCCATCAGAGAATTGAGGCGCTGAAATGTTAGTTCGGATCACGGCAGGGCAAGGTGTAGGAACAATCGTTGACCTCATTCCGGCAGTGGCGCGCGCGCGAATTGCAGGCGGCACCGCGGAAGAAGTGAAAGAGGAGCGAATCGAAACAACAACCCTGAAGCGCGGCGATCGAGAAATCGTAGGGAACCGCCGGGAAGCCACCAAGCGCAGAGCCTAAATGTATATCGCAGCAGCAGGACCGCCAGAAGCCGAGATGTTCTCCCTTCAGGCGGCAATCGATTTTCTCAGGCTCGGGCGCAATGTTGGCGATAACCCCAAGGACGACGCTGTCATTGCGGATTTGATCATAGCCGCGCGCGAGTACGCCGAGGTTTACACCGGGCGCAGCCTGGCAAAGAAGCCTTACGTTCAGGTGCATGACAGCTTCCCGTACTACGTCGATGCGGTTCAATCGCGTGACGCTTATCCGCCAAGCTACTATTCGGCACCGCGGTACTCGACAACTCAGTGGAACTATTCGCAGCAAATTAAGCTGCTCTATCCTCCGCTGATTTCGGTCGAAAAGATTACCTACATCGGAACTGATCAGCAGGAACATGACTTAATTTCTGGCCAGGATTTCCAAGTTGATCCGGCAAGCCAGCCGGGACGAATCTTTCCCTTGGCCGGGGGAACCTGGCCAGCGTGCTTCTATTGCGTTAATGCGGTCCGGATCTTCTTCACCGCCGGATACGAAACGCAATCAACCGAGACGTCGGCGGATCAAATCGACAACCCAAGCGTGACCGAGCCTGAAACCGAGCAAGTACAGACGATTCCCGCAGATGGACAAGTCGCAAGTTATCTCATTGACCGAACACTTCCGCGCAGCCTGGCCTTAGCCGTCAAGCAGCTAGTCGTTCACTGGTACAACACGCGCGACCCGATCATCGCGCAAGCGGGCGGCGGCGGAAAGTTTGTCACCCTTCCGAATCACGTTGAAGCGCTGCTTGATTCCGGACGCTCGATCGATTTTGCCCCTACTCGGGGATAAACAGGAGAGAACCAAAATGGCAAATGTCTTTACTCACAAGGAAACCGCTGGCTATCAGGATGACAGCGGCACAGTATCAAGCGTAGTCAATACCTTCACCGGAGATCACGCCGAAGGCTTTGACGAGGCGATCGCGCCCTCGACAACTAACCAGCTTGTGGCGGCGTCGGTGGATGTTTCCCGCATT